GCCGCGGATATAGCGCGTTGTGGGAGTGCTTGCGCGCTGCTTAACCATGCGTACTTGCAGGCTATCCGCGCTGTCACCTTGCCGTCACCATGATAGCTAACTTATTGATTTCATTGGGCTTTCTAAGCCGCTTAACGAACTACTACTCCGTGGGTCGGCCTGCCAGGAGGGGGGGGGTGAGGGCCGGAGGGGGCCGGGGGTGGGGGGTCCGGTCCAGGGACCCGCTTATATCCGGGACCAAATATCTGTGGGGGATCACAAGTTCACAACCACCGACCACTACATCTTGTGGTCGATTGCTCTAGGTGCTAGGTGCCTAGTACTAGGTGCTAGGACCCAGCACCACTACATCTTGTGGTAGGGCGCAATTAAGAGCTTGGGGAACCACCATATCTAGTGTTATAATATAAGTAGATGGGAACATCAAACGAGGCCCGGCACCGGCGCTGAGTTGATCCTCCCCACACAGATGGGCTGAAGGTGCATCAACCTGAACGGTGCCGGACCATTACTGTCATGCAAGAAACAGAACAGGAAGAGTTGCTGCTGCTGCCCGAGGAGTTTGCGTTCCTGGCTAAGAAGAGCAAGAGGCGTATAGATTTCCTGGCGCAGCAGGGCAAGATCAAGTCTGTTAGCAAAGGACCAGGCAGCAGAAGGATACCGGCCAGTGAGTTAGTGAAGTTCGGCTGGACCTACGAAATGTTGGAGCGGGTATATGGCTAGCATGGATGGGTACAAAGTGTGCGAGACCTGTGGGGGCTTCTACCTCCACTTCTGCTTGCGTTGTGCCAAGACCGGGCTTGCAGAGCGGGTGTGGAAGCTGATGGGCGAGAACAACCTCAATGAGGAAACGCTTATCCAGCTTCTGGCAGAGCAGGTGAAGGAAGGCAACTTCTCTGCCCTGAACCTGGCCATTACCATGCGAGATATGAAGCCCGCTAACAAGGTAGAAGTCAACGACAGTTCAGGTAAGGAAATCAGCGATGCCCGCGACAGACTCGGCTCTCTCCTTTCTCGCCTCTCTACCAGAGCACGAAAGGAACAGGACTCTTAGAGACTGCTCGGCTGGGGAAATCAGGGAAATCCTGGCGTCGCTTGATGATTATTACAAACGCGATCCCTGGGCCTGGTTCCTCAACGAAGTGCAGACTCAGGATGAGGCGACACAACGTATGCTAGGGTGGCCCGATAAGGACTACCTTCACGATTTGGTGTGGATACTGAACCATGAGAACGCTGTCTTCATCCCCAAGTCCCGGCGCCTGATGGTGTCATGGACTATGGCAGGGTGGTCCGTTTATAAGGCTCGGTACTTTCCACACCATGCAATATTCTACCAGTCGGAGACAGAGGAGAAGTCGGCCTTTATCACCGACAAGCGCTGTGTTTACATTGAGCAGAACCTCCGCGAGCCTATGCTGCGCCGCACCTTCAAGTCCATCAAGACCCACCAAGGGCTGGTTGGCCGGATCACTTACGATGCCACTCAGTCTTACATTTGGGCCATTCCCCAGGGGGACGATGCGATCCGGTCGTTCACCTTCTCTATCCTAGTGATGGACGAGTCAGAGTTCCAGAGTGAGGGCCATGCGGCCCTGGTGAGCGCCCTGCCGATCCTGGAGAAGGGTGCCCAGCTTATCGTGGCCTCAACCTCTAATGGGCCTAATGGCATCCTGGCTGATGTGTGCCGGGGCATTGGCTTCGTGAAGTTCATCTAATGGCCAGCCCACTCAAGCTCTTGCAGCCGGTCAGGACCCCCCGGAACTTCCTGGTGGTCCCTATCCATTACAGCCACGACCCCGAGAAAGACGAGGCGTGGCGTGATAATGAGCGGGACAAGTACCGGCGTGAGTCGGAGGACTGGCAGCGAGATTGGGACCGGGAGATGGAGATGGACTTCACCTCTGTCTCCGGGACCGCCGCCTACCGCTCCTACAGCCTGGCCAACCTGATGCCGGGCATGGAGTACCGGCCCGAGCTTCCGATCTGCCTGTGCATGGACTTCAACATCGAGCCGATGATCTGGGAGATCGCCCAGGTGTATAAGAACCTGGCCTGCTTTATCGACGAGATCAGACTAAGCCCGGCCTCCATCGATGACATGGTACGGGAGTTCCGCAACCGCTACCCGGCGCACCAGGGCGAACTGCGTATCTATGGTGACGCCACCGGCAACGGGCGCAGCCCTCAGACTGGCAAATCCGACTACGACCTGGTGCGGCTGTCCTTCCGGGGCTACTCGGCCACTCTTAGCTGGCGGGTCCCGGCCAGCAATCCGTTGCAGAAGGACCGCATGAACGCCTTCAACCTGAAGATGAAGGGGACCGATGGGCTGGTAGGTGTACTCATTGACCCGCTCAAGTGCCCGGAACTGGTGAAGGACCTGAAGGAGGTCGTTACCAAGGACGGCCAGATAGTGAAGATCAAGAAGCGTGACGATCCCTACTTCTTCAGGACCCACGCCTCAGATAGTGGTGGCTACTTCATAGCGCGTGAGTGGCCAGTGATCTATGAGGTGCTGCGTACTTCGCCTACGAACAGGCGCGGCCCCCGCAAATACACACGAATCTACGGAGGTTTACGCTAGTGGCAACAGCCGCAGTTACCACACTATATGATGGGGTCCGGTGCAAGGTCTATCAGTGGACCATCACCTCTGCCAACCCGGATGGCGCTCCAGTAACCTTACGGGGCAAGTATGCTGACAAGTCCGTACACGCGTTCGGCACTTGGGGTACGACCCCGGCTCTGAAGCTCCAGGGCACCAACCAGGTGGGTACGCCTTCCAACTGGTACAACCTGTGCGATCCGCAGGGCGGGGAGATCAACCTTGCCGCCGACAAGATTGAGCAGGTCCTTGAGAACACCTACCAGGTGCGCCCGTACCTGTCCGCAGGCACCGGCACGACCCTGACGGTCATCCTTTGCGTGAAGGGGTAAGCATGAACACTCAGGAAGCAGTAAGGGTAGTCCAGGGTGCCCTGAACGAGCGCAAGGCCCTGGCTAAGATTGAAGAGGTCCTGGCGAATGTAGCTGATGCAGAGCGCCGGGAGGCAGAGCTTAAAGAGCGGATAGCTGCCCAGAAGGTCGAGATCGAGGGCCTGGACAACGTGCTGGCTGGCCTTGCCCAGGATATTGAATCGGCTCGGGCGCGGGCCCTCTTGGATGCAGACTCGGCCAGGGAAGCCTTTGACCGTGAGGCGCTGGTGTGGGCTGGCAAGATCGCTGAGATCGAGGCTTACTACCAGGGGATCGTTGATGAGGCTGCTAAGGCTGAGGCTGCCCATACAAAGCGTGTGGAAGAAATGAACAGCGTCATTAATGCGCTTTACAACAAGGCTGTCGAGGAAGAGGCCAGGTTGGACGCTGCTCGGAACGCTCTGGTTGAGATTAAGGCGAAGCTATAGCTAGGACAGAGTAATGGCCTTTACCCCTAGAACAGAGACGTACGTTAATGTCTCATCGCTAGCCACACCATACAACTTTACGTTGAATGTGCCAAGTGGTACGGCTGATGGCGACATTATGTTTACTCTGGTCTGTTGGTACAACTCAGTAACAATAGACTCTGTTCCTGGGGGATGGACTCTTGTTGGGCAGCAAACAGGTGCAACTACTGATAGATGCGCTCTCTACTACAAGATAGCAGCGAGTGAGCCTGCAAGCTATACTTGGTCTCTCAGTGGTACCGCCAAGGTTAGAGCCGTCTGTGCTGTTTACTCTGCTGGAGATTTCAATGTAGCCAGCATATCAGATATAACCATAAGCAATACAGCATACCGCACCAGTGACGCTAATGTACGCGCAGCTAGCATGAGCGTGCCGAACACCAACTCGCCAATGGTGTTCTTTGGTTACGTTTACAGAACCGCAGCAACAACATTCACCGAACCATCAGCACCTACTACTGGCTGGGTCGAGGATGACGATGCTGGCTCAACTACACCTGACTTCTGGACAACGATATGTTCCTTCATCTGGTCTGGATCGGGTGCTACTGGTAATATGGACGCTATCAGTAGTAGCGTTCTGACCGCCAAACACGCTTTCGCAGTTGCATTAAAGCCAACGTCAGGCACCACCTACAACGAGTCCGTTACTCTATCCGCGGCCGTTGCTGTTGCAAACGCTGTTGATAGGATACTCAACTTAACTGTAACGCTCCAAGCCTCGGGATCGGTTGGGCCTGACCCGGCTGGCAGCATCTACAACCCCAGCATGGTCCTCTCGGCCCTGGCCGCGATCGCGCCCTCCTCAGAGGCGGTCTTGCTGGCCGGTGTCACCCTCCAGGCGGCGGCTGCCCAGGTCGCCTCCGGAGGCATGAACTTTGACGGCTCGGTAGTCCTGAGCGCTGCGGCGGTACTGGCCGCGGCCGCATCCCTGAGCATGGATGCCGGACTGAACCTCCAGGCCCAGGCCGGGGACAGCGCCAGTGCCAATGCCCTCATGGGCGCAGCCCTGAGCTTACTGGCCGGGGCTGGGATCACTCCCCAGGCCCAGGCCAGCATGGTTGCATCAACCTCGCTTGACGCGGGGGCCGCTTGTGTAAACCAGGGGCAGCTTATCCTTGACGCAATCCTGGCCCTGGCTGCTGGGGCCGGGGCGACCTGGGAAGGCGAGGTTGTCACTGCTGGTGTGTTCTATGAGGCCATTGCGCTGGCCGCGGCTGCCACCCTGTCACCCCAGGCTCTTGCAACCCTCCAGGCGATAGTCAGCATGGCGGCGTCGAGCACGATCACCCCCTCCTCTACGGCTCTGATGGAGGCGGCTTTAACACTCTTGATGGTAGCTGAGTTCGGGACTGTGGGGGAAGTTACACCTGCGGGCGGGGCTGCTCTAGAGGACATCTTGATCACAATATTGCGGAGAAGGCGGAACAGATAATGGACTTGGGATTGAAGATTAACCAGCACTATAAGGTAGAGTGCATCGGCAAAGACGGTAAGCTCAAGTGGGTCGAGGAGTTCGACAACCTGGTGGTTACTGCTGGCCGGGACAAGTACCTGGATGCCACGCTGAAGACCGGCCTGGCTTCACCGGCCTGGTACGTCGGCCTGAAAGATACCGGCACCCCGGTTGCGGCTGACACGATGGCCTCTCATGCGAGTTGGGCCACGATCACCCCGTACTCCAATGCCACTGACCCAGCCTGGACTCCCGGTGCTGTCTCGGCTGGCTCGGTTGACAACAGCGCCAGCAAAGCTGTGTTCAACATCAACGCCACCGATGACATCTACGGGGCCTTTATGAAGGACGGCAGCACCAAGGGTGGAGCCACTGGCATCCTGCTTGGGGTTGGTGACTTCGGCGCTGCTCGCTCCGTGGTGAGCGGCGACACCCTGAACGTCACCGTGACCTGTTCCATCTCTGCCTCGTAGGAGTAAGTCATGCCCTGCATAAGCTGTGGTAGAGAGGATGACCTTCACAAGATAGACCACATGGGGAACCTGATGGCCTGTAGCTCCTGTATCAGTAGCCACGACAAGGTGAGCTTGGCTGCGGAAGCTGACCGGCTCCTGACTGAGTGGTTCCTCACGCAGAAGCAAGAGCCGGTCTGCCTGGTCTGCCGGGAGCCTGTGCTGATCCACACCGATGGTACTGTTCCTATGTGGTGCCAAGCCTGCGAAGCCAAGAGGAAGGCATACGTCCATGCCAGAGCCTAACGACAAGATGCCGGTCACAGGTGCAGAGGAGGCCCTTGGTCTTAAGGACAAGGGCGCCGCACCTATCGTGCCGGGCGCAGATCAGCCCATTGAGGACCGGCTCAAGTATGGTGGTCAGTTCCATGCCAAGATTCTGGATCGTGTCAAGGCCCGGATCAAGCTGGCCAAGGACAACGTAGCCGACAGGTATAACGCCTGGGACCAGGTTGACGAGCAGGTGCGCCTCTACGCTGACTTGACCCGCGGCGCCAAGCGCCCGGATGGGACCACTATGACTGACATGGTGGAGAATCCATTCGAGCGTGGGATCGTGGTGCCGGTATCCTACGCCGTCCTCACGGTGCGCCTCTCCCAGCTTATGAGCATCATGCTCAACCGCTCTCCCCTGTGGGAGATTCAAGGCTCAGGCCCCGAGGATATGGAGCCAGCCCGGTTGATGGAGGCGGTACTGGACTACGACAACCGCCAGTCCGTGGCTCTTGTGTCCCTCTTCAGCCAGATGCAGGACGCTGAGAAGTACGGTATTGGCGTGATCTACGACTCCTGGGAGGTGGAGGAGGGCTACAGGTACTCTAGCCCCAATCCTCAGATGGCCCAGCAGTTGCAGTCCATGTTCCCCGGCCTCCCCACCCGGCACAAGGAGTGGGGGCCGGTCAAGGAGTACAATAATTGGGTCTGTGTGGACCCCTACCGCTTCTGGTGTGACCCGCGGGTGCCTAAGATGGAGTTCCAGAAGGGTGAGTTCGCCGGGCACCGCTACAACAGGTCCTACCTGTATATCAAGGAGCGCAGCTACGAGAACGGGGGCATCTACTTCAACGTGGATGCGCTGCCTAAGAACAAGGGCGAGTGTAGAGATGTCACCGCCAAGCGTGACAATCTCCTGGCCTCCAGTATGGACCTGAAGGGCAGCACCGATCCCGACGACCAGGGCTACTTCTACCTGGACCATATGCAGATCAAGCTCATTCCCAAGGAGTGGGAGCTTGGCCCTGGGGAAATCCCTGAGATTTGGTGGTTCACCCTTGCCAATGAAGCCGTGATCATCCGGGCGCACGCTATGGCCTACGACCACGGCCAGTTCACCTACAGCGTAATTGAGGCCAACCTGGACGTTCACTCGCTACACAATCCGGGCAACATCGAGAACATCGACGGCCTCCAGCGCTTTATGAACTGGATGCTCAACAGCCACCTGGAGAACATAAGGAAGAGCCTGAATGACTCGCTGATCTACCCGCCCAGCCTGATTGAAGAGGGAGACCTGCTCAATCCTGGCCCGGCCCGGCACATTCGGCTGTCTCAGCGTGGGGAGGAGCTACTGCTCCAGGGCTTCCTCCAGCCCGGCCAGTATGTGCAGCAGCTTAAGGTGGAGGATACGACTCAGCCCCACCTGAACGCCTTCCAGTTGATGTACCAGATGACGCAGTTAATGATGGCCACCAACGACCCGACCACTGGCCAGCCCACGCAGAACAAGAAGACCCTGGGTGAAGTAAACCAAATGATGCTTGGCTCGGGTCGCCGCCTGTCCCTGACCTTCCGGCTGTACGAGGCCATGGGATGGGAGCCTCTAGTTAACAGGAGCATTGCCAACCGCCAGCAGTTCACCGAGATCGAGCGGTACTTCCGCATCCTCGGGGACGCCATGGCGCAGAACGGTGCCCAACGATTGCTGGTGAAGCCCTGGGACATTCGGGGGAACTTCGACTACATACCGCGTAGTACGATGCTACCCCCCGACCCTTCCCGCCAGGCCATGGTATGGACTCAGATCATGCTTGGCCTCGGGAAGTTCCCCCAGCTTCTAGCACCGGGTCCAGACGGTAAGGTTCTGGACGTGCGAAAGATATTCAATGAAACGGTGCGCAACATGGGAATCCGCAACATCGAGCAGTTCTACATGGCAGCCCCCATGCTGCCCCCTGGGATGCCGCTCGGTAACGTGCAGGTGAGGCCCGATGGCGAAGTAGCCGCGGCTGCTAAACAAGGCAATCTGGCCCCGATTGCACCCCGGATGCCCGGCACCCCGGAGATGACCCCGTAATGTCTTGGCGTGGAGCTGGATGCAGACAGTACCCAGAAGTGTTGGAAGCCACGATCCAGCAGAGGGAGAAGGAGCTTGGTTCCATGTATAGGGCCTATCAGGACTCCTTCAACTCGCTGGTGGGTGGCGCAGAAGTGCTCAAGTTGTACCGGCTGGCAGCATCATACCGGGCTGGGGAGCCTGCTGACAAAGCAGTTTACATCCTGGCCCAAGTTGCCATGCTCCTTGGAACCCTAGCTGCCCCGGCCCTGGTGGTCGAGGCGTATGAAACCAAAGAGAAGTCCCTCAATGAGCTTAAAGCTGGCCGATCTGTCCCGGAAGCCAGTTAAATACAATACCTTGCCGACCTGCTAGGCGGGAGCAAGGGGAGGAAGCGTTATGCCTGACCCTGAAACCGATGCAATTATCAACCCTGACCAACCAGGAGCGGAGTCGTTCCTAAATGACCTGATCAGCGATGCGCAACCCGCGCCCGCGGAAGCTGATGCAGAGGCCAATCTCACGCCCGGCGCCGATGGCCAACCCCCCAAAGTGGAGGGGGAGCCTAAGCCCGAGGCTGCGAAGCCCGCGCCTGAAGCCAAACCCGAGGGTACGGAGCCTGTTGTTGATCCTGCGGTAAAGACCTACGAATACAACGGAAGGCAGTACACTGCCAACCAGTTGATAGAGCTTGGCGTGCTGGATGATGTGCTCCAGACCGCCCGGCAGTTCCCCACGATCCAGAAGAAGTACCAGACCCTTCTGGAGAAAGAGAAGGGGGTGGCCGAACCAGGCGCTCCCGGCTCCCAGAACGTAGAGGCCCCTGCTGCTCCCACGGGTGAGGCGATTCATCGTGCCTACCTGCCGGAGGTACAGCGCATGGTACAGGCGGGCTACGTCGAGCCAGAAGCCTACGAAGCGTTCCCGCTTCTCACCACCAGCCTCATGTATCACCGGGATATGCTGTACGATATGCACCGGGCGATGCAGGTGTTGGTGCAGCGTGAAGTGGACCGGGGAAAGGGCGACGAGAAGTCCCAATTCCTGAACTATCTGGATGGATTGTGTGGGAAAGTGTCCGGGCAAGGTGAACACTTCAAACTGCTTGCTGATGACACTATCAGGAAGGATTTCTATAACTACTTGGGAACCCTTCGTATTCCCGCCAAAGAAGTCGATGAGGCTTTCGTGAGGCGGCAGTGGGCGGCTTTCAACTCGGAAGCCATGCTTGAGGCTGCCAGTTCCGCAGCTTCGGGCGCTGTCAAAGAGGCAGCAGACCGCAAGCGCAGGGCCAAAGGCGAAGGTGGCGCCCCTCGGGGTGCTGCTATGACTCCGGGGAAGAAAGGTCCCGATATGGAACTGATCGACTCCTTCCTGGAAGGCTAACAACCTCACAGGAGTATAAGAAATGGCCGTTCTCTCTATGCGTGGTACTGGTTCCTGGAGCGCCGACGAGCGCCCCAAGAACTACCGTGAAGCGATCCTTTACCTGTACCCGCACGATAAAGCGCCTCTGATGGCGATGCTGTCCAAACTCCAGGAGGAGTCCGTGGATGACCCCGAGTTCAAGGTCTTCCTGAAGGGCCTCCCGGCGCAGCGTGCCCTCAATGAGGACGTGTACAACAACACCGACAACCCGTTGACCATGCACCTGAAGACCGCCAACGACTACAAGATGTTCAAGGCCGGGCACGTTGTCATCAACGAGCGCACCTTGGAGGTCATGTGGGTTACGGCGTCGGCTTCGGGCGGCGGTGCGGGTGGTCAGCTTACCCTCACCCGTGCAATCGGTTCCCAGGCTCTTACGGCTGGGGCTGTTGACGATGGTATCCTGGTGGTTGGCTCCAGACACCCGGAAGGCGGGGACGTTCCCACGGCTATTGCGTATGACCCCTCGGTAGTGACCAACTACTGCCAAATCTTCCGCAACAGCTTGGATCAGACCAACACCGCCCGCGTGACCCGGCTCCGCACCGGAGACCAGGTGAAGGCTGCCCAGAAGGAATGTATGCTTATCCATCACATCGAGATGGAGAAAGCGTTCCTGTTTGGCGTAGCCCATGAGGGCACCGGCTCCAACTCTCAGCCGGAACGTGGCACCAAGGGTATGCTCTTCCACGTCACCACCAACGTCCAGGACTTCACTGCGGGCGTTGACATTGACACCTGGGAGAACTGGCTTGAGTCCATCTTCCGTTACGGGTCCAACCAGAAGTTGCTCCTGGCTGGCGCCCGCGTGATCAACGTGATCAACAAGCTGGCTCGGATCAACGGGCACATTCAGCTTCAGCCCCGCAGCGACACCTACGGGCTGACCATCTGGAGTTACATCACTCCCTTTGGCGAACTCATGCTGAAGATTCACCCCCTGATGTCCGAGAACGCTACCTTCAACTCCTGGGGCTTCGTGTTTGACACCGGGAACCTGCGCTACCGCTACCTGAAAGGGCGTGACACTCAGTACCTCCGCAACCGTCAGACCCCTGGCCTCGACGCTGTGAAGGACGAGTACCTGACTGAGTGTGGCCTGGAAGGGCGCTTTGAGCAGACTCACGGCATCGTCAAGAACATGAGCGCCGCAGTTCTGTAGTCTAACCGTGTGGTGGGGGGCATAGTCCCCCACCATACCTTATCACAATCGTATAAGGAAATCAAGATGGGATTTCAAAGCGACTTTGTAAGAGGCATCAACAGTGGATTCAAGGCAGATGGGGTGCTCCATCGCCGGGTGGTGAGCATCACCAATGCCGAGATTAAGACCCTGCGCGCTACTCCCAAAGTTCTCGTCCCGGCTCCTGGGGCTGGCTGGTTTGTTGAGGTGGTCAAGGCCGTTATGATCCTCAACTACGGGTCCAACGCCCTGACCGGAGCTTACGACCTGGCTGTTGAGTATGCTACCTCCGGGCAGGACATTGGCACGGTGGCCTCTGGCTTCGTTCTGGCAACGGCTGACCAAATGAGCATCATGGTGCCCCCGAGTATCGCTGCTGTGGCTGCGGCCAGCGTCGCCAACAATGCCGTTCAGCTTAAGAACTCTGGTGCCGGTGAGTATGCTGGCAACGCCGGTGCAGACACCACGATGCAAGTCATCGTCGAATACTTCATGCACAAGACCAACCTGTAAGCCATGGCACTTAAACAGTACATCTGCCCACGGTGGCCTGAGTACGCAATCGGGATGCACGTCAAGTTCGTTGGCGGCTGGTTCAAGACCGAAGACCCGGAGCTTCAGGCCCTCGTGGAAAGCAACGATATGTACCGTGTCCGCATCTGGAACGCAGAAGGAGAAGCCGATGCAGTTCAAGAAGAAGCCCAAACCCTCGGGGAAGGGGGGGAAGGGGAAGCCCCCCAAGGGCAAGTAAGTGATCAAGAAGGTGAAGGGGGGCTACCAGCTTCACAGCCGGAAGGACCCCACAAGGGCGCTGGGTCCAGTAAGGTCAAGCCAGGCAGAGGTGATGGAGAAGGACGAAAGGCGAGTCCAGCACTTTCAGAGTATGAAGAACTCGTCCAAGGCTCCGGCATCCTCCGGGCGTAAGGACCCTACCAAGTACAAGAGCAAGGCAACGTATAAGGTGCCGAAGTGACCTTTAGCGACATCAAGACAGCAATAGGAACGTGGCTAGACAAGGGCGAGACCGCTCTGCCGGATGCAGTCCGTGGCCAGATCGTGAATATGGTTGTGCAGGAATACTGCCGCAGGTTCGATCTGAGCTTCAACGAGTACACGGCGGACGTTAGCGCCCTTGCCTCCACCCCTTCCTCGGACCTTCCTACGGGCTTCAGTCGCCCGTGCGAGATGTACTACCTGGACTCTGAGGGCAACAAGGTTGATGTGGACTACCTCAGCCGGGAGGAGTTCAGGATCAAGTACCCCAACTCTACTGAAACAGGGGACATCGTTCACTATACCCTGTGGGCCGGGAAGATTTGGTGGGGTCCTACGCCTGCTGCCAACCAGACGGTCAAATTCGACATCTACCGTATCCTGCCTGACTTGGTGGCTGCCGATGCCACCAACGACTTCACCATCTACCACTGGCCCTTGCTCATGTTCAAGTCCT